GTGTATTTGTTCGTGGTTTAGTTCTTCAGTGTAAAGATGTATAAAGTCTTTACCGGCGTGTTCGGCTATATTACGTGCCAATTTCTCGGCTTTTTGGTTTACAATATATGTAAACAATTTTTCTTGTGTCATGTTATTTCTGTTCTATGGCTTTCCCGCCGATTAATGAATAAAATGTATCTTCTTTGATTTTCTTACCATCCACCCTGAAGGCTTTAACATCTTTAATGTGGTAGGTGTCTGTATATTCCCATTCAGTGAGGACAATATAGCAACCAATTTTACCGCTTGCTTTTCCTTCTATTCCTGTTACAATAGCTACGCTATCTTTTCCTTCAACGGTGGCCGCTGAGTAGTTCCCTGTATTGGTGGCCGCTGATTTGTCCCCTGTATTGGTGGCCGCTGATTGGTACCCTGTATTGGTGGCCGCTGATTGGTACCCTGTATTGGTGGCCGCTGAGTAGTTCCCTGTATTGGTGGCCGCTGATTGGTTCCCTGTATTGGTGGCCGCTGAGTAGTCCCCTGTATTGGTGGCCGCTGATTGGTGCCCTGTATTGGTGGCCGCTGATTTGTCCCCTGTATTGGTGGCCGCTGATTTGTCCCCTGTATTGGTGGCGGGGGCGTTTTTAAAATCCACCTTAGATAAAATAAATGAGGCCGCTTCGCTTAATAATTTACTTAGTGAAATTTCGGTCTTCACATATAGAGCCGAGGTAGCTATTTTAGAATCATCGGCATGATTTTTAGCCGTTCCTCTGTTTTCTACTTCTGCAAATCTATTACCTACCGGCCCGTAATATGATAATACATCTAAAGGGTTTTCACAGTAATGTAGGCCATTTTTACATGGTTCTATTACACCATCGGCGGTAAATTCTTTTCCTACTTCATATTGCATATCACGGCATTTAAAATCCTTATCGAATCCTTTAAAGCCTGTTTTGTGTTTGTTTTCGTTGTTTTCCATGTGTTTAGTTGTTAGTATTCGTTAATTGAATCAAGTTCTTCGGCGGTAAGATATCCTATTCTTTTACCATACCAGAGGGCGCAAATTATCTTTTCATTGTCTTGTTCTGTTGGCGGGAGTCCGAATTTATTGTAATATTCGTTGTTTAGTTCTTCCCTGGTCATGTGTTTTAGCTTTTCCATGTTGTTAAGGTTTTAAAGGTTTAAGAGTTCTTTCCATTGTTTGTATGTGAGTTGTCCGTATTTATTGCGGGCGGTGTCCTTGCTTATTTTTAGCCTATTTACCGCCGTTTCGAGAAAATAGGCATAATCTGAGCAAGTAGGCAAAATATCGCTTTTAGCGGCTTCTAATCGGTGGTAGGTATCGAATATATTATTCATTCGTTTATTGTACCTTTCGGCGGCAGTTGTTCTATTCATCTTTAAGAGTTTAAATAGTTTAACATATTATTTAGTGCTTCACTTTCTGTTTCTTCTTCACGATCATAAAATGTGAATGAACAAAACCAGTTATTAAAGGCTAGTTTTTGGGAGGGGCTAAGGTCTTTGTATAGTTCCCTAGCTTGTTGTTTGTTTCCGTTTGTCCGGCTGTCTAGGATATACTCGAAGTATTCATCTAGGGTGTCGAAGTCTAAAGACTTAATTTTCTTATCTGTTACCATTGTTAATGGGGTTAATCGTTTTCAAACATACGGGCGACTTCTTCGGCGGCAAACCAAGCCATTAAATTAGTGATTGTGCCTTGCTCAGGCATCCCACCGCCCAATAGCTTATAAAGGTCTTTTTTGTCTTCATTATCCATTTTAGAGGTGCGGAATACACCGAAATTTGCCACCATAGATACAACATCTTCGCCTAATTGCTCGGCTTGGTCTTCTAATAATTGTACTATTTGTTTACGGTTTTTGCGGGTAAATTCGTGCGTATCTGAATAGTATATAAACCCACTAAAGCCACCGTCAATACCGTGATTGCGTATATCTGGCAGTGAATCAGTGCCGCCTAATTGCTTTATTACGGCATTAATAAGGCTTTTGTATTGCTCATTGTCTTTAATTACTTGGGTTTTAGTTTTATTGGCCATTGTTTCCATGTTTTTATAGTTTTAGATTATGTTTGTAAAATTACTGTGTTTAATTGTGTATTGTATTACCGTTCATCAAGTATATAGACCGTTCATCACATTTAACAAAACTCTATTTCGGGGGCTGTAAACTTGTTTTTGAGGGCGTTAACTGTGTGCATATATGTACTCTTACTTTTTGTGGGGCGTGTTCCGCCGGCAAGCCTGGTTAATATCTCTATTCTTACTGGCTCTTTATCTTTACCACTAATATAAATAGAGGCATTAAAGTCAAAGTTTTCAGGCTCGGAGGTATAAAGATCGTTAAGGGATTTTAATAGCTTTTCCATGACAATTTTGTAAGGGATTAATATTATATTTATTCTATTGCAGATTTGTAAGGGTTTACGTTAATTAGGTGTTAAGGTTTCATTGGTTAAATAATATGCTGTCTTTATTCCTGTTTAGTCTTATTGTGTCAAAAATGCTTTTTTGTATTGACTGCATAAATAGATTGTTTTTAGCATTGTTTGTACAATCATATGTTTTTAAGAGTGTTTTTATAAACTCATCCTTAGTTTGTGGTTCTGTGGTCACTAAGTGTGCAAAATTTGGCAAACAATCAATAAATAACATATTTAGGTTTGTGGGTTTAATTTCAGGTGTTTCCATGTGATTAGCTGTTAACGGTTCTTAATTCCTTCCTAAATATTATACGGGTTGCATATCCTGTTAACCTGTATTCCCTTGCATCATGTGTTATTAATTTCTCTCTGTATTCCCGCCCGAATTTATTAATTAACACCTTATCGTTATATTCTTTTGCGGTTCCTTGGCTGTCAGCTTCGTAATGACTAACGTCTTCCCATCCTTGGCCGTAATGCTGTTGTATTACAAGCCAATATTCGTACTTAGTCTGTTTTTTCGGGGGCAAAATATCCACATTTGTTAAATTGTCCATGTTATTTATGTTTTTATAGGTTAATATTCAATTTAAGGCGTTTTAAGGCCGTGTTTACATTCTTTATCCCTACCCACCTAATTTAATAGATAGTGCATTATAGGGCTTATATTAGCTTTGTAGCTCAAAATTAGGGCATATCACGGTAGCGAATGAGCCACAAAAATACATTTACCCCTCACCTACTCGCGGGAAAAACCTACTAGTCTATTAAGATCCTTTCAAAGGAAGTATTATAACTCTCATTAATAGCTACTAATAAAGCAACCTTATTCCTTCTTAACTCCTTCTTAGTGTTTTCCCTTAATCCAAAATACTTCCATAACTCACAACTTAATGAGTCCTTATTTAACCTAGCTTGTAAGATTACCCTGTCACCATCTTTACAAAGCCCCAAATGATATACTCTATTTTTCATCTTATTTATGTTTTATATTGTTTATTACTTACTTATCCAAACCACTAAACAAACACCAATTAATCCCAGAACTAAGTTGGTTTAAGATCGTGCGGCGTATTATCCCCATCCCTTCTATTCCCTTGCCTATCAACTATTTCAATTATTTCTTACATCAAAGGTACGGTATAAATGAGGGTATATTGTAGAATTGGGATGAGCGGTAAAAATACTTTGTGGGCGGTAGATATCAGGGATGAACGGCAAATATCAAGGATGGCATATAATGGGGCAAAATGGCAGTATAATAGCACTCTAAACGCCTGTGCCACAATATGTTAAAGCCGACAACAAATGGATTTTGTTAGTAAATACATGGATTATGTTCATATCCCTGTTATGATCCGCATTTGACAAGGGCTGCAAACACGACACGCATATATTCATTATAAGCCTATTTTAACATACACATGGTACATATATATCAAAATGATATAAGTGTGCTCTAATTGGCTATAATGATTAAATAAGGCTATGTTCACTCCAAACGATTAATTTAAGCATAAAAAGGATTGTTTTAGCATGGTTGCCGGCAAAATCATAGCCCCCCTATGAACAGGGCGATTCCGATCCCGCAGGATGGGGTGCATGACCTAGGACAAGCACTTATAATGTCTTATGGGTATAATTTGTGGTGGTCGGGAAAAAATTATAAAAAAAATTTGGAAAAAGTGTTGTATTGGAGTGTAAAAATGTTTAATTTTGTGCATCTAGAGTGTAAGGTATGGCGAAAAAAAGCGGAAAAACAGTTACAAATGGTATTTGTAGACAGTTAAAGGATAGGCGGGGGTTCTTAAAGAGGACTCAGGGTGATATGGCTAAGTCGTTGGGGTGGAGTAGGCGGAGGTATGTGTCGGTTGAGGGGGGTAGTGGTAGGATGAGTATGGGGGAGATGTTGGTGTTATGTGAGATGTTTAAGGTTAAGGTGGTATTGGTGGGTAATGAGTATGTTTTGCCGGCGAGTGGTGAGAAAGATGTGTAATTTTGCAACCTTATTAGGTTAGGGGGAGTATAAGGGGGATATGTTAATCCCTTACAGAAATGTAATAGAAAGTATAGTCATTAAATCCCTTACAAATTTGTCATGGGAATATTTCTTTGAAATCGCAACCTTTTATAATTAGATACGTTTAAATAGTAAAAAAGAACATGAATATACTAGAGAAGTTGACAGAGATTGAGAAGCAAATTGCTGAAATAAAGGGGATGCTTTTACCACCGAATACCTTAAAACCATATAATAGGTGGTATAAGAGTTCTAAGTGGAAGAATCTGACTGTGTTTTTTGTGGATGAACGAGTTGGTTATGGTTTTGATCATAATGGTATTTGGAAAGATATGTGTAATGGTTGGTTTATACTTAAATCACATTATTGGGTTCCCGCCACAAACGAAGAGGTGGATGATATATTGATGCGTGAGGCTGTTAAACGTGGTTTCAATAAAGGAACTAGATACATAGACCCATATTTGAAAGAGGAGAGGGTATTAGCTAGTAATATAGTGTTTCGTGATAATTCATTATGTGAGATGGGTAATTTTGGGGCAATATTTAGGCGTGGTGAGTGGGCAGAGATAGTTAAACCTAAAGAGGAGGACATCTATATTGGGGGGAGTAAGGTGGAATTTGGGGCTTATACAACAAGGGTTCCGTTTTGCACAAGATTACATAGATTAATTTTAGACAAGTCATTTTGGGAGGCGGCTAAGGTGGTTGCTTTAAATATGGGTGGAATATCCATATATGGGTCAAATAATATGCCAGACATGGTAAAAGTTGAGAAAATTGATAAAATACTAGCAAGACTAAAGTAATGGCAACTCGTAATATAGTATCTGCGGATCAAAAGAGGATGATGTGTGTGATGAGGGAATATAGGTTTGGGGTGGATGAGATTGCCGCCAAGATGGGGTATCACACATCCACTGTTTATCGTAACATTCCTAATAGGGTGGGTAAGTTTGAGGAGTATCGAAGGAAACGTAGTTTGGTGGGTAAGGTATAATGATGTAAATTTGACTAATATGGAAAAGAGTAGGTTTATTTTTACTATTGATAAGGGTGCAATTCCAAATGGAGTTAAAATGAAAGATTATATTACTAAAATTAAGGAAACTAAGATGGTGGAGTATAAGGCTTCGTTTACTAATCTTGATCCGATACAAATGTTTGATTTATTCAATCTTAATGACAATCATTATTTTAAGGTTATTGATTTAGGACAAGGGATAGATAATTCATTAGAGTTTAATAGTGTTGGTTTTATGGATATTGAGAGTGGATTGTTTTGTGATAATCGTGGGCTTCATAACTACTTCCCTATTGCGCCAAGAAAATATAAAGATTAATATGGAAAGAAGAGGGTTTTTAAAGGTATTAGGTTTTTTAGGGGTAGCGGTGGCAGTTCCGAAGGTTCTTTCCGCCGAGAAACCATCAGGAGCAACTAAAAACTCAGTATGTGCAAAAGTTGCACACACTGGCCATAAAGGATATAATGTGGAAGCCCTTAACGAGTATGTTAATCGGGCGGAATTTGAGGGGGTTAAGGGGTGTATTTGGCAAACTGGAGCAACCGAGCCAATTGGAGATGTAGGAAAACAAGTAATTTGGGATAAGGAAACTAAAGAATGGAGAGAAGTACACGCCGAAACTATTCCCATTACTGGTAATCCTAATATGGATGGAATTAGACGCATGCTTGAATATAAACCTAAACCACTTCTTTGGCACAAAGAATCTGATGGTTCATGGACATTTAAAGACTAATCTATGCTAAACGCTGCAATTATAAAGAGATACGGAATAAGGGGAATTTATGACCGTACCACTACATTTGATGACTTATTTTGCGGGGGGATGAACGACCCTGAAGTAAATGCTTTGGATGATGCTTTAAAGATAGCAACGGGTAATGAGAGTTTTGACATCGTGTTCGCTATTGGGCCTAGGAGGGTAATAGGGGATGTTAAGGTGTTTGGAAGGACTGTGTATGGACAGAGTAATTTGGTGGTGCAGACGATCATATTTAGGGGCACAGTGGGGGTACAGAAGTACAAGAGTGATGGGGTATTAATATTTGATGATAAGCAATAAATATAAATCATGAGTGGAGGAAGTTATAATTATTTGTGCCATAAAGAGGCTAATGAATTGGAAAATCATTTGGATGATGTAGAGTCTATGAGAGATAGGCTTATTGAACTTGGTCATTTGGATATTGCCCAAGAAACAGAATCTTTAATATTGACCATTAAGGCGTTTAAAGTAAGGATTAACGCTAGACTAAGTAGATTACAAGATGTTTGGAAAGAGGTGGAGTGGTATGATAGTGGAGATAGTGGCAAAGATAGTGTTAATGAAGCCGTGGATAAATACAGAGAATTATGAAAAAGAAAGAATTAAAGCAGGAATTAGAGATGACTAGGAAGGCTTTGGAAGATACCGCAATTAGGTGTAGGGTTTTCTATAAGATGATAGTACGTGAGCAGTGTCCCCCAAGGGATATGGAAGAGGCCACGTATGTTCATGAGGAGGGAATGAGAGATAGTATTGAAACATCAATGTGGTCGGGAACAACAACAAGTCATGGAGGTATCAGTGAAAACAAAGACTAAGACAGGAGCCTTACCTAATTCTGCGGGATTTCCCGGCAAGAACATGGTGGGATTGGATAAGAATAGATTGAATTATTTAACTTTGAAGGAGTTTTTCGAGTTGATTGGGCAGGATATATACAGAAAGAAATTCAAGTCTAATAAGGAGTGGGTAAAGAAGAGTGCTAAAATGATGGCTAAGAGATGAGTGGATTAGAGGAACAGATACTCAATAGTGAGTATGACAAATTACAACCAACACTTTCTGATTTCTCTGATTTAATGAATACACTCATATTACAATCAGATATTGCGGGCAATCAGCTTGTTGTTCAAGTTGGGTTTGGCGGGTATATGACATTTAAGTTACGATATGCTTATGAGAAGTATGGTAAATCTAAGTTACCTAGAAAATTAAAGAAATCAGTGTACGCAAGTAAGGAATTAAGAAAGAAATATTTACCACAATATTATGAGTGAAGACGTATATACACACAGACATTTTTGGGAGTATAACGGCCCTTATTTACTAAAGTATAAACCTCACCCTACTTATGGAAACATCATTGAGGTGTGGCATCCAATGTTACACTCTCCTATTAATGATTACATTGAGGCGGGATTAGCTTATGATATTAACGGTAAACAACTAACAACTAAATAACATGAATAGTAAAGACAAGGCATTAGGATTGATTAAAGATTTGAATCTTCTTTTAGAAGATAGCGGTTCACAATCACAATTAGTACACGAGTATGGGTTTGAGGATGACCTTTGGTGTTATAATATTTATAGGCTAATGAATGGTGAGTATTCTCCCATATTTAGATTCTCTAGATTTGGTTTCACTGAAGGTGAGTTTAATGATGCCTTCTATTCTGAGTTATTGAGGTGGGCGGTATCGGGGGAAGATTGGAGCGAGGCTAACCCGATAGACATGAAAACGGGACTTCCTAATACGGTGAGTTTTAAAACAATTTTAAACAACAACTAAAAAATAACAATTATGGATTACAAGACAAAAATAGAAGAATTAGTGTCCGATATGAATCAATTAATTTCAGACCCCATGATGTTTCCCACCCAACGTGGTGGAAGATTCATTTCGGTGTTTACCACAGTGAATGATACTCAACGTGTTTATGTTGCGTTTAAGGAGGGTAATGTAGAACACTCTATTTACGCATCAGGTAATATTGGAGGGATGAGTGAGGATGAATACTATACTAATGTTTACTTTAGGGTTTTGAGGAACCTATTATTTTCTGAAGATATGCTTACCACAAAAGAAAGTGGGTGGCCGTCTATGTTGTCATTAAAGACATTAGCTAATGAAGGATTACAAAAATTAATTAACGAGTAACTAAAAAATAAATAACATGAAAAAGCAAGTAAAGAAACCAGTAAAAAAGTCGGTGGTAAAGCCAAGTGATATGCCAACGATTACACCTATCACATTTGTAGAAGATTTGTTAAACAAGTTTCAAATGGAGATTGAGGCTTATGCCGACATTCGTAATGAGTTTACGGCACTAGCTAACCGTATTAATCCGATAGATGAGTGTAAATCTGCTAGTCGGGACATTAATGAGGGTAAAGATTTAGTGAATCAGCTAGATGATAAAATCATTACATTGGCACACTTAAACATATCAATGCGGTATGTGCTTGGACAATTAAAAAATTCAATCTAATGGGGTTCTTTACAGGAATGTTAAGCTCTGTGGTTAAGGTAGCCTTAACTCCAGTAGCGATAGTTAAAGATGTTGTGAATATAGCAACGGGTGAAGAGGCTGACACAACGGCTAGTTTACTAGAGGATGCCGCTGAGGATGCTAAAGAAGCAATTGACGATCTTTATGGCGGGTAAATTAATAATAAACAACTAAAAAAAACAATTATGGAATTTAAGAAGATTCAGATTAACGGAGGAGGATTTAAGGGGATGGCCTTAGAGTTCTACCAAGAAGAAGAGAAGGGTGGGAGAAAGCAGATGGTACTCACCAAGAAATACCCCAAGAACCCTGTACATTTAGGGTTAGAGAAACTATTTAAAGACTTGCGCCCGCATTTACTTCAGATCTGCCGAATCATCCATGAGGATATGGATAAGACTATAATGGCTCAGATAATCAATGAGACGAGCGTTAATAGCATTGAACTAGGGGTTGATATGTTAGTACTCAAAGGAGAGCAACTAGCCACAGATTCAAAGTATATAGGTTTAAAGACCTATAAGATAGAGCAGGGGGATAACTACCTAGAATACGAGGCTTTAGTGAAGATTGTGGATGAGATTTGTGCGGAAACGGAGGAGTATATGAATGGTACTAAGTTAGTGGATGAGGTGGAGTGTGTTATCAGATACATTGAGAGTGGTAAAGCTAAGGGAGTGAGTTTAGATGATGTTAAGTCTTTACCGCCCGATAAGTTAAAAGCATGGTGTTCACAGGTGCTTGAGAGTAGCTTTGGAAGTGTTGTATTACACGCAGAGGATGTTTCCCCCGACTTGGGGGCAATAGATGAGGCCGTAGAGCAACTAAACACCGAATTTGAGGTGGCCGATGGCGAAACTGAGGTTATCTTAGAGAAGGAAGAAAAGAAAGCTAAGAAGTCTAAGAAAGTAGAAACCCAAGAGGAGGAGTTCTAATGAGCAATCTCCACAACTTATTCCCGAATGACGTTACTTTAGAGCCCATCGAACATAAGTACTTAGACACCGATGGTAATGAGTATTTAAGTGTTACGAGGTTTTTAAAGACTCTCTCACAGAGTTTCGAGGATACCCCTGCCTATAAACTAGCCTCAGAAGAAACGAGGGCTTTATGGGCGGAAAAAAGAGATACTGCCGCTAATCACGGAACTAACATTCATGGGGCTTTAGAATTGTACAACGCCACAGGACAGATACTAGAGGAGAACAAGCACCTTGCCCCCGCAATACGAAGCATTACAGACGTATATAAGGAGTATAACAAGACTTATGATGAGATATGCCTCTATGATAAGGAATACATGATTGCGGGCACCACAGACAAGATTTGCGCCATTAGTAATAGGAAAGACTGTGAGGTGGATATAGCTGATTTCAAAACCAATCTTAAAGGACACATTACTTTTAGGAGTGAGTATAAGAAGCGACTGTATCCACCACTAGAGCATTTACAGGATTGTGATTACACGAAGTATTGTTTGCAGTTAAGTATCTATGCGTTCTTTTTTGAGAGGCTAACGGGGCGCAAAGTAAGAAATATCTTCGTGCATTTTGTCCCGCCAAACGATATGCTCACTCATCATAAGGTACAGATGCCTTACTTAAAGACCGATGTTAAGATGTTGTTGGATGCGTATAGAGATAAAAATCGTAACTTAGTAGTACAGTTAAATGAACAAGGTGAGTTTTGAGATTAATATATGGCCGTACAACATTAACCACAATGCTTTGGTGCAGAGGGTTAGTTCTACTAACTTGTGGGTGTACATCAAATTAATGGATGGTAAGTTAATGATAGTAAACATACATGGAAACTAAAACTAAATAAAATGACAAAACAAGTATTGATTTATGATTACGCATCTACCCCAAAGGGTAAAACGCTTAAAGAAATTGTTGCCCTATATGAAGATAGGGGGTTAGTGTTTTATGATTCTCAAGCTCACGGAAATATTGGAGGGGTAAATAATATTCATCCGCCAATGGTTGTGAACATACCTGATGGCGTAGAGATAAAGTTTATTGATGTGGCTAAGGATGAATTACCTGATTTTTATAAAGATAATGGAAACTAAGAAATACAAGATAAGTTCGGCTGCTGATTTTTGGGAGCCATTCACAGTGGAGGTAGATAAGAAGGGTTACATTTCGGGGGTAGAGTTCGGGAGTAGCATAGTGATAGGGAGTTTGTTTAAATCCATGTGTGACTTTTGGAATAGCTTTACCGGCGAGAACGCATATATAATTGAGGAGGTTAAAGGTGATAGCAAAGAAGTATAGTGGTGAGTATGCCCCTGAAGTCATCAAGATGGCGGGGGAAATGAAGTATAAGTTCTCAGATATTGAGTGCTTAAACACTGATGACTTAAATAAGGTATGTATTATTGCCTGTAAGATATTCATGCAGGAGGGGGACACCGCCCAAAGGTTTCTATTCGGTGAGGTTAAAAACTATATCAAGGGGAAATGAGCCTATTATTCCATTACGATGAGAATCAGAACTGCCTACTTCATCCCGAAGTGGTAAAGCTATGCCCTTCCCTATCCACATTAAAGGAACGAGAACTGATTTATATCATATTGCATTATGACTACAATTCTCCTTTAAAGCAGTTCCCTGAGCATGAGAGAAAGCGTCAGGCTATGTTACAAGCCTTTGATGAGAATGAATATGACCTAATAGACTCCCCAAGAATCTTAGCGGCGGCAAGTGATTATGTTTCTTTACAGTATAACCCTAAGATTGAAACTGCCCGTATCTACCAACAAAAGATAGATAAGTATCATCAGTTATTAATAGCCGATGATGCCCCTTCGAGTAGTAAAAAGATAGGGGATGCTATTGATGATTTAACCAAGCGTATTTCTGCATTACATAAGGACTACGACACCGAAACTGAAAAGCAGGGGGTGATTAAGGGTAAGATGCAATTAAGCCACCTAGAGAAGGTAATGGCTAATAGAAAGAACTTCCTTGCCATCACTGCTAAAAGCAAAAAATGAACGAGTTGTATATGTCGCCCGTGGCGAATGGCATACCAAAGGCTCCATATCAGAAGCCTAAACAATTCCTATCACAGTTAATTCCTATTGTATTAAAGGGTATTCCTTTATATGCTGACTCCGCCCGTGACCCAAGTGTTATTGGGACTATGGAGCATGAGAAGTTTTGGAATGAGGAGATTGAGAAGATTGTTAATGGCTTTTGGATTAAGGACATTTGGATACCAGGGAGATTCTACTACTACATGAACTATAAGCAGATGTCCACTATTCGGGGGGTAATCACTCCTGACATGGTGGATTTACATTTAGAGCTTGCTTATCACATTGAATATTGCTTGGCTAATGGTAAGAATTTACTATGTGCCAAAGGAAGAAGGAAGGGAATTTCGGAGGCCGTATCAACGATGGTTGTGGATTATGGGTGGAGGTTCTCAGAAGGCTTTAAGGCGGGTGTTGCGGCGGGAAATAAAACTTACGTGGAGGACTTTGTGGCAAAATGGAGGTTCTCAGATAGTAGGCTTCCACCCGAATTATCAACAAAGAAATTAACAGATAATGATGATGAGATTATTGCGGGGTATCAGATAAAGAACCAAAACAATGCTTATGAGGATAAGGGAACCTTCAATACCATATACGCCCGTACCATGCACACCAACCCTAATATGTTTAAGGGATTGTATTTGAATGTAGTGGTATCTGAGGAAATCGGGGAGCATGAGAATTGGATTGAGTTTTACGGTGCTACTAAGGACTGTTTAATGTCAGGTACTAAACAGGTGGGGATAATGATAGCTTTCGGAACCGCCGGTAACGTAAATAAAGGGAGTAAAGATTTTAAGAAAATTTGGCAAGACCCTGATACTTACAACTTCATTAAGTTTATGATTCCTGCCGATAGGTTTTTGTTGTATGGAAACGCTAGGAACGAACATCAAAGAATACCCGCAGAATCCGAGTTATACAAGACTTTAAGTGATTACCAACTGATAGGATGGGAAGATAGAGAACTATCCTTAAAACACATCCTAGATAGGCGACAGAGGCTTTTAAAGCAGGGTAACCTAAAGGAGTATAATGAGGACTTGCAGAACAACCCTATTAATGAATACGAGATGTTTCGTAAGACGGTTGTAAACAATTTTAACATCAATAAACTCAATCAGCAGCAGGAGGCAATAGATAGGCTTACCCACCCGAAGTGGAGCAAGTATAGATTGGATTGGGTGAAGGATGATAAGGGTATGATGAAGACCCCTTTACAAGTATCGTTTCGGGCGTTAAAAGATACCGAAGACCCCGATGAGTGTATTTGGATTATAGATGGGGAGTTTCCTAGAAAGAATTACATTAATCTATATGTTGCTGGGCTTGATAGTTACGATCAGGATCAGGCTAAAGCATCTAAGTCTTTAGGGGCTATGTGTATAAGGATAAGGAATAACACCATATCGGGGGCAATGAAGAACGCTCCGATAGCGGTGATTAACTGCCGACCTAAGCGTAAGGAGAAGTTCTATGAGTTATGCCTAATGGCCTCAGTGTTGTATAATTTGGAAAGAAACGTATTAGTGGACGCTGCTAACGCTATGGTTATGCAGTACTATAAGGATATGGGTGGGTGGAAGTATTTAGCTGATAGACCTACTAAGTTTGAATCTGAGACTTCCGAGCAAACCCACGAGAAGGGATTGAAACTAACCACGTTTAGCAGACCTAGACGTGGGGCATTGATGCAAACTGATATTGAGGATAATGTGGGGAGTTATTGGTTCTCAGAGTTGGTTAATCAGTTGGGTAACTTTGATGAGGTGGAGATAGGAAGTGATAATGACTTGGCGGATGCACATGGATTGAGTTTAGTGCAGGATGTAAGTTGTGAGGTGGCACCAAGAGATAATGAGCAGAATGATATTCCTGACAGGTTTGACATTCCCCAATTTATAGATGATGGTCAAGGAGGGTTAAAACTAAAGGGTAAGGGTGGGGACATTATCAAGAATATACAACAAGACTCTGATTTGTTCGGAATGCTGTTTGGTAACCCCAAGTAAGTTTTTCTGAAAATACCAAATATTTTGAGTATTTTTACATTAAACTATTAACATGGCAGGATTAGAAAGCTACGCCCCCAGAACCGATATCCCTCAAGCTGAAAAAAACGATGATTGGTGTAAGCGATACCTGTCATACGCTGAAACGATATTAAGAAATTACAACGCCACCCGTACCCGAATGACACGTTTAATGAACGTGTATAATGGTGTTAAAGACCCATCTTCAATTACTTGGCTTACACAACGATATGGTGCCTTAGACAAAGCCCCGTACATTACATATCGTGTTAGTCGGGTGAAGATAGACCTACTTCACGGGGAGTGGTTACGCAGACCTTTAGTTTCCACCGTTACCACTGTTAACTCACAAGCTATATCAGATAAGATGGCGCAATACGATTTGATTCGTGGTGCCATGATTGCCCGCAAAGAACTTGAGGATATTAAGAACATTGCGGGAGTAGATGTAATGGAGGGAATGAATATCCCTAAAGACGAATCTGAGTTCGAGAAGATGAACTTCAAAGAGAAGTGTGAGGATGTCATGCAGATTATCACTAATCAGCAAGTAAAGAAACTAGACGCTAAACAAAAGATAGGTGAGGAATTTAAGTACTGTGAACTAACAAGTTACGCAGGAATGAAGGTTGAACTAGACGATAAGGGTAGAGTTCAACTTTGGCCTTTAGACCCTAGAGATTGTATCTTTGAGGCTATTCAGGGGGATGACTATGCAGACAGGAGTCCTATTAAGGGGTGTAGGATTGCCATGCCGGTACACATGATTTTAATGCGGTATGACCTCACTAAAGACCAACGGTACACATTAGAGAACGCCCGCACGAATTGGCGGGAATATATCGGACAGGGTGGAATAAGTCGTGGGTATATGTCTTATATCAATGGAGAGTTACTTTGTGATGTAGTACATATAGAGTGGGATTCTGTTACTCCTTTATATCAGAAAGTAGTTCCTAAGACTGCTAATCAAAGATTGGTTGACCCTGATGGGGAAACTTTAACATTTGATTTGGATGCTAAGAAATATGAGGGTAATAAAGACTTCTATGATAAGCAAGCGGTAAAGGAAGGGTACACCATTGTAACTAAGTTTATTGAGGAGAAATATGAGGCCACCCGAATCGGGGGTATCATAGATGTCAATATGAGAAAAGTGCAGGGGAAAAAGAGGAGTATTGATAACCCTTCTGAGATACTATCTGCTACATATATATTCTACGTTCACGGGCGCATAAACGGAACTACCGTTTCTCTGCAACAAATAATGGAGAACTATTGTAACCTATACGATATCGTAAGGTTTATGATGAATAGGGAACTTGCCAAAGTAAAGGGTAAGGTACTCACTATTGATAGGGCTGCTATTGGAACTAAGGATAAGATTATTGACCAACTGTATAGGATGGTGAATGACCAAGTGTTAGAGTATGATAGTTCGGCGGTAGGTAATTTAAGTGGTAGGCAGTTAGATCCATCAGTGTTGTTTAAGGAATTAGATTTAGGACTAAGTGATTCCTTCCAATACCTTATGGCATTTAAAGAAGACATTAGAAGGGAAATAGACGCTATTACAGGCATTAATGATTCAAGACAAGGGAATACAGCGGCTAGTTCAACTGCCACCGCCCAACAGTCTGATATTGGCAACTCAAGGACTATTACTGAGGCATTGTTTTATGGATTCTCAGGATTCACTAAAAGGGTGATTAAGGCTATTGTAGATAAGAGTGCTATATCTTATGCGTTTTATCGCACTGAGGAGGGAGAGCAGATTTTGGGGGCAGAGAGATATGCTTTCTTAATATCTAGCATGACTGACCTAGCTTATAGAGATTATGGAGTGGAAATTGAGGATGGTAGTTTATATGCTGAATTAAGTGAGAAGATTGAGAAGTTAATGGAGGTGTCGCTTAATGCTAAGGAACTAAGGACTATGGATGCTATGAATGTGATGCTTGCTGAAACGCTAGCACAAAAGAGAGAGTTCTTAGTGCAAGGTTGGGCACAGGTACAGGCTATTGCACAACAAACACAGCAATCAGAAATGCAAGCACAGGCGCAGATGCAACAACAAGCATTGGCTACTCAGGTGCAGATAGCTCAGGAGGACAGAGAAGATAAGCAGAAAAATGACGCTGACTTAGTTATACTTCAAGGTCAAGTGCAAATGGAAGTAGATAACAATAAGGGTAAGAACGCTTTATTCCAACAGAATTTAAAGAATGTCCATGACATTAATATGAACGAACCCACGTTAGAATAGCTTACAGATTTGTAAGGTTTTTTCTTGTGTTATTTTTTCTTACAGAATTGTAATGAAAGCCACCCTAAAAAGTGGCTTTTTTTGTAGGGTTGCATTTATTTAGTTAAATCTTTTAATATTAATTGTTAAATTGGCGTAATTA